ATAACGATTCGTTATGTATTTAAGAGTAGCGTCTATTTGTCTGTATGGATCGAGATCTCTGTAATGCTTGGATCTCATCTGTCCCAGTCCGTAATGACTACCATTCTTCGCTAAGTAATTCCATCTGGATTCTTTAGTAATGATTCTGTTAAAGCATTGAAACTCTTTATAGTCCAAGATTCGACTATGTGCGTAGAGCTTTAGATGATCTATCGAATAGTTTTTAGCTGTTGCTTCTGGAATGCTCGTTATTGAAAGCGTTGCCGTTAAGGCAATAGCCGCCCCTAAACCTATCTTTCGCTCTAGCGAGCTATCCGCCTCAGCGGCTCGCTTCAAGCGAAGAGATAGTAGCGCGGCTGTCAAGTAAGGAGCGTAATCTTGGGAGTGTCCCACAGCTTTACGCACACTGTGGAAAAGTCCTGTGGATAACTTCATGGCTTACCGCCCCAGCCGTTACCCTTAAACACGATTCCGCCTAATGAGTAAACGCGCTTCATCGGGACAGTGCAATTCTCACAGTAAGGATCTCTAGCTAGTGTGTCCTCGATAGGACGCTGTATCTCTAGCTCTTTACTGCACACTTCGCAGCGGTATTCATACGTCGCCATTAGCTTCTCCAATTAGTGCCACTGTCATCGTCGAGCAGACGCAGCACTGGATCGTCTTAACGTTATCTGGAAGATTATCTGTAATTACACGAATGAGTTGCTCTGTCTCCTTCTTGCAGACTCGGCACTTAAAGCGCAGCTTGTCCATAGTTGCTCCCTTTTAAATTCTCGATCGGCTGTAGATTCTTTTGGTCTACCCACCAAGTAGGCTGCTTAGAGTTCCTATACTTAGGACGCTTAGCCATGGCTACAGGTATCCAGCCCGCTAGTCTGTAGTTCGGGCTAGTACCTACGACCAGAATCGCCACGTCTGTAATTCGATCATTCTCGTAGACGATGAGCTGGCCATTCTCGTAACGTGTCCATCTGACCTCGATGTTCGAGCCTACGTCTGCCGTCTCCTTAAAGCGTGAGGCCCGGGGATTAAAGTCGACGTAACCCAAGTAACGAGCTACCAAGATCTCCGCGACGATTGACTCTGCCACTTGCGCCACGTAATCATGAAAGCCTAAGCGTCTGTCGTAGCGACTGGAATGGTCTGGCTGACCGTAAATCTCGGCGATACGTTCTAGAGCTACTGTGTGCGCTAGAACTTTATCCTCGATCGTGGGCTTGATTTTCATCTACAGCCACCACAGAGCCAGATTAGCTTCTCTCCGCCTTGGCCTTTCGTATAACCGAAGGCGTCTAGCTTCGTCCACTTGCTACAGCCGTCGCACTGCTCGACTTTATACTCTGCAATTACTTCGCCATCTTGAAGAAGCTTTCCGACCTTGGTCTGTGGATTGAGTAATTCGATGTAGCTACTCATCTTTAGACCTGTGGCTTCCATGTGCCATCGGAAGTAAAGACGTACCAGAGCGGCTCGCACTGATTCGGCTTCCGTTCTACACAGCTGTAATTTGCCCAAGCTTTACCAGTTTTAGCCGAAGTACCTTCACGCCAGACACGATGTCCATGGCTGCACTGTGGAGCTTCTGCCACTAACTCTCCGCCTAGCTGCTTCTTAATCTCGTCCATCGATGATCCAAGGCTGGGAATGCCGCTCTGTTCTGCTTCTTCGGCAGTCTTAAAGCTTGGCACTTCGCCGAACTTCTTCGTCCAAGGATCGTAATCGTCGGCTGTCGAGTTGGCTACCTTCGCGCTGATTGTTTCGACCTTCTCCATGTCCTGACGAGTCGGACGCTTATCTGCGCCCAGGAGTAGACCGATAGCTCTTCCGATCGCTGATGTAACTGTGTCCTCGACGAAGAACTTCTTGTTGACGTTATAAGTGGCCACGTTACCGAATGCGTAATCTGTGGCTGACGGATTGATGTCTTCATACTCGCGGAAGATCTGGGCTTGGATAAGGACGTAACCCTTTTCGGCGTTAAAGTCCACGATGTTCGTCTGGACTCTGGCTGTAGGGTGAGTAGCCCATAGGCGGGCGATTCTGGCGGCGACGTCCTCGTAATTATCTAAAAAGCTCATTAGCGCACGTCCTTAGCTGCATGACGTGAAATAGCACGACCGCGCTTGAAGCCTTCGCGCTGACCTTCTCTGTAACCGACTGAGTAGCTCATCGCTGACCATAGAATCGCAGCTATTGACATAGCTATAACGATCGTTAATTCGTTCATTTATTGCTCCCGATACTGGGAGCGTCGTTCGCGCTCCCTACGTAAAGAGTGAAGCAAGAACTCGCATAGGTCAAGATTCCCGCGTGGCTGTCGGCGTGTCGATTGGCGGTTTCGGCTTGGACTTTAATCCGTTACCAGCTAGAACTCCGCCCAGTGATCCAGTTAAGAAGATCGCCAAGGTCTTTAGTAGATCGATGAAAGCTGCGTCGTTAGGAGCTTGATTACCGATCGGCTGCGTAACGAAGATAAGCGCGTAAGTAATTCCCAGAGTCACAATTAAGAACACGAACGCCAGCGTCGTTCCGATGATGAGGATTAGCTGGGCGTGGACTTCTTCTGGACTACGGCGGCGTAAGGGTCTCATGTAATACGTCTCCAAGGACGTCTCTAGTACACGTTCCAGTCGGGACGCACTGCGGCGGCTGGCATTCTGGCCTCGACCAGTTTTCGTATTCTTGGCACTCATAGCGAATCCAGCCTTGGTAACCACACGCGGACAGGCCTATCGAAAGGACTAACGTTAGACCTGCCGCGAGTAGTTTCCGAGTCACTTCCCCGATAACCCGAAAGCTGTGTCTTTAGGATTAAGCCAGCGTAGAACGACAGGCAGAACAGCGGCCGCGCCAGCTGTAAGAATAGCTTTAGGATCTGTCACTCCTGCCATGTAAACAGCTATAGACGCAGCTAAGAAGCTACGCGCCCAGCTTGCGGCTAATGCCTTTAAGTTTTCCATTAGTTTTCTCCTTGATCTTCGGCTTCGCTGCCGATTGAGTAGGTAGTTCGACGACTGGATAATCGCCAGCATAAGCCACGAACTTAGGGCGTCCGAAGCCTACGATCTCTTTACCGCTCCCGAATGCGCGCTCCTTAATCATGACCATTCCGCCGTTACGCTGATCGCCAGTTCCCGAAGTGTTTCCCTCGATGGTAATTACTGACTTCGCCTTAACGCCTACGACTATTCCGATGTGGCTAATACGGTCGACGCCATCATGCGGAAAGTCCATGAACGCAAGATCGCCGATCTTAGGCTCTAAATCTACCCAGCGACTTACTTCTTTAAGCTTGTGCGCTCCCGCAGCTGTTGAGACCATCGATGGGAGCTTTACGCCCGCTTCATGAAAGCACCAATTAACGAAAGATCCGCACCATGGCAGACCGTCGGCTTTAGTAAACTTTCCGTACTTGGTTAAGTTATCGCCTTCTTCGACTGTACCGACTTCGGCCAGTGCTATTTCGACGACTGCCGCAGCTGTTCCGACTGGGTAAGTCATTCGCCACCAGCTAGGTTCGGTGTGGATTGTTCCGCTTCGTCACGCTTTAAATAAGCCTGATAAAAAGGATTAGCCTCATCTTCTATAAAGGAAATACGCCGACCATTTTCTTCGTACCAAATTACGTTTTGACCCATAACATTTTCGACATTGTATTGTTTTTTCATTTTATAACTCCGATGTAAAAGCGACATAGGAAGAGGCGTTAGTGCCTTCTGCCATACCCGAATAACCAATAGTTCCAGACGCTTCTGTTGCGTTGAAAATAAATGCTCCAGCAATGGTTGGTCTAAACAATGTAAAACTATTAAAAGAATCAAAAGTATTATTACTGCTGATTCCGTAAAAGTTAGTTCCCGATGTTGCGTCTAAGGTAGGCGCAATTCGCATAGAAACGGGAAAATAAATACCTAAGTAAACAGAAGTGGCCGTATAAAAAGTGCCTAAACCTAAAAATGTGTTATTACCAGAAGAAAACTTAAAATAATACCTCTGACAAGCGGCTAATTCTCCTTGGATTGTTCCACTGCTACGACTAAACGGAGTAGCTACTGAGCCGAGTTCTACCTGTAATCCAGTTATGTCGAAATAATCGGCCGCGCCAGCTGTTCCTGTAGGAGTAGCAAAAGCTAAGAACTGCACTTGGGTAGTCGTAGAAGCAAGAGTCGCTGTGTATTGGAAACGCTGCCAAGATGTCGTTAGCGTCGCTGTTTGGCTTATTGGTGTCGCGCTTCCTGTAAAAGCCGATCCGAGTCCTGACTGATCCGTTCCTGTTCCAGTATAAAAGCGAACAGATAACGCGCTGGAAGTTGGAGAATAATTAGCTCCTGCGCGAGCATAAAAGGAAACGACTACAGTCTTATTAGCCAAGGGAATCGAATTAGCAGTCTCGAAAGATTGTCCGATGTAAAGATCATTAGTCGAAGTGTTAGCGGCTGTACGCTGCACTCTAACGCCATACTGAAAGCCATCTAAAGAAGTCGAAGTAAATTGCTGGGCTGTTGCTCCAGTAGTTCCAGAAGAACGTCCAGCAAAAAAGCGATCTACTGGATAAAGGAAAGAAGCCGCTGTAAGAGTTACAGCTGCCGTCCCTCTCTGTGCTATTTCACAAGCTCCGTTAATTGCTTTATTCTTACCGCTTGCGCCTTGCGCTCCGCCGAAATTAGCTTGGTCAAAAGAAACTGTAACGTCTCCAGAAGTTCCGCCGCCTGTTATGCCTGTTCCAGCTGTAACTGCCGTAATGTCGCCGACTTGCGGAGTTGTCCATGTGTAATCTAAATCTGTGTTAGAAGCTTTCGCTAATACTTGTCCAGTCGTTCCGCCTTTAAGATCGACGAAATCTGTATCGATAGCCGTTCCAAGAGCGGCGATCGCAGTCGCACCATCTTTTACGAGGTCCGTCGATTGTGGAATTGGAAAATTATAATTCGGAGTTACCGTCGCCACTTATGCCACCGATCCTGTCGCTTCTTCCCATGTGAGTGTTGGGTTAATTGTATTCCAATACTCGCTCGGCGACACTTGATTCCATCGGAGTGTCACTTGCGAGAACTCTAGAGGCGAAGCGTTGATCGTAATCATAAGAGCGTTAAGAGTTGCTCGGAATGACCAGCCTTCGACGTAACCCTCGAAGACGCTATCCACAATGTTAGGCGGAAGATCTGTAACCCGAATAGGTAAGCCCATAAAGATGTTAAGAAGAGCGTCGCGATCTGTGTCGTCGATGTCTGGAGACCCTAGTGGGAATTGGATTGAATCGAAGAACGCTTGCGGATAGGCTTTAAGTTGCAGACGTCGCTCTAGGGCCAGAGTGGCGTCTGCAGTCTTTTCGATGTTTGTGTCCCAGATTTCGGCGAACTTACCGAACTGGGCGATCGAAGCTAGATCGCTATCTGTAAGGCTTGAACCGTTATCGTAATTAACAGTAATAAAGTTTCGGACGTCTCCGCTACGAGTAACTGACTTTAAGCCCACTCCGAGTCCCTGAGTAGCTGAGATCTCTGTGTAGCCGTTAGCTGCGAGATAGGTCTGTCGATGTAATGCGTCCGCGTACCCAATTCGGCCAGATGAATCCTCGAAGAGATAACCGAGACCAGACTCGGCGATCTGTGCCGCTAACGTGTAGCTAGAGACTGGATCGGCTGCTCTGTTGACCATTTCGTATTGACCAGGGCGATCGATCGATCCAAGTCCTACGTTCTCGGCGTCTGCCCATGTCGTCGTCGGATCGTAATCTGCCCAGATAAGAGCTGGAGCTACTTCGTTCCAGTTATTAAGAAGTAAGTCTGAAAGAATCTCGAAGATCTGATCTCCGTCGTAAGCCTTAGCTAATGGAAGTTCCCAGTTAGCGCGAGCGAGTTTAGACAGTGCGCCAAGTGCAGTAATTCGCGCCGAAGTCGTGTAAGCAGTTGCTCCAGCTGAGACGACGCCGATTTCTATGTCGCTAATAAAGCCGCCGTAAAGATCCACGAAAGTTCCAGTCGAATCCTTAATGGAGATTAAGATCTCGTTTCCGACTGTAAAGCCGTAAGAAGTATTCTGTAAGTTAATTAGCTCTAGGTAGCAGTAACCCGCTACAGGCTGCTCGTAGACCGAAGTTCGGCCGCTAGTGATGTTAACGCTGGCTAGTGTGACGTCCTGATAATCGACGCCATTAATTAGGACGCGCCATTCGGGAGTCCAGAGGCTCACGCGAACGCACCCGATCCGAGAGTTCCGCGGTAGCTTGAATTATTGAGAACGTTAATAATTGCCCGAGCTGTACCTTCTGGGTCGATCGCACCGTTTACCGTTAAGTTAATAACAGAACCGCCACCACCGCCGAGAGAATGATTCGGAGTGATTGCTCCACTGCGCCCGGGCGTAAAGAGTTCTGGGCCTTGCTCACCGACGAGATAAGACGTTCCTGCTGTAACTGGCCCACCCATGGCGCGCGCTCCGCCGAAGACTCGATCGATAAGACCAGAGATTCCAGATACGACAGGGTTATCTCGAACTAATCTAATAAACTCTCTTACTCGATCGATCATGTCTCCAAGGAAGTCGACTACTCGGGATACTCCAGTAATGACTCCAGCGATAGCAGTTCCGAGAACCTCAAAAGCCACTCTTAGAATAGTTCCGATCGCTGGCCCCATAGTGTCGCGAACGAATCCAGCTACCGACTTAAAGAGTGTAAACAGTGGAGCGAGATCGTCTTCGTTGTTTTTAATAGCTGCGCTAACTTTTCCGAACGCTGTAGAGATTCCCTGAATTGCTGGGCCGAATACACTCGCCCAGAATGGAACGACGTAATCGAATAAGTAACTGTAGAGAGCCTTAAAGGCTGGAATTACGAAGTCGGTAAGAATTGCCTTAACTCCGTTTAATGGCCCTTCGAGATCTTTACCGATTGATCCAGCCATAGAAGAAAGAGCTGGGATTACCTTGTTTACGAAAGTGCTAACGAGTGGAGTAAGAGCGTCTAGGACGAAAGAACCTACGGTCTCTTTTCCTTCTTGGAAAGCGATGTTAAGTCGATCTAGCTTTCCTTGGAAAGTGTCCGCCTTGGCTGAGGCTTGATTCTCGAAAGTATCGGCAAGCTTCTTGGTAATCTCGTCCATGGAAAGCGTTTTAAGCTGCGCAGCTGAAAGTCCTACGCCTAACTTACCGAGCGAAGCTGTGCTGCCTTCTGTTGCTTTAGCTAACGCGTTAGAGACCGCTTCTAAACTTTTCCCGCTGCCCGCGCTTATGTCTAGGGCTAGGGCTTGCAGCTTCTGGGCCTTCTCTACGTCGCCAGTAGCGCGAGCTAAGCGTTCCAGAGATGGACGAAGCTCGTCGTCTGTAACTCCATAAGCTAGAGACGTTTTAGTTATGTAATTCTCGGTCGCCTTGATCTGGGCATTCGTCGCGCCAGTAACGTTCTTTAGAGTAAGAGCGAGCTTCTCCTGAGCGGCTGCGTCTGCGATCGCTGACTTAACGCCATCGACTAGAAGCTTTCCAGCATAGGCAACAGCGGCAACAGAAGCCGCCGCGAATGCCGCAGCTGCTACCTTGCCGAACTTTCCGATCTTGTCTGAGAAGCCTTCGACTTCTTTCTGCGCGCCTTTAACGCCCTTCTTTAATTCGTCGAAGTCCGCGTCGAAAGTTATCTTTACTTTTGGAATGCCAGCCATTAGTCGAGACCTGCTTTCTTAATTACCGCTTGGACTATGTCGATGTATTCTTTCGCGACTATAGGCGTGTAATAGTCAACAGCTGGAGCGATCCAGTAGCCGCGCTTGTTGCGCGGGGCCTTAAAGCGATCGGTATAAGCACGACCTAAAGAGTCTGTACCTCGACCGCCGCCGTATTCCGTTCCCCATAGAAGCGCGCCCGCTGGAGCTGCATTCTGGCGAACTCTGTTCCCTTTACCGCTCTTAGAAGCTTCTCCGCCGTACTTTCGGCCGACCTTCTTAGGGCCACCGATGTCTACGCGAATAAGTCGATCTCGTTTAGCGACGATCGTCTGGGCTACGAGTTTCGTCTGTGGAGCTGGCGCACCTTGCGCGCTCATCATGAGCTGACCCGCTAGACGCTTCGATAGTGGAAGAGCTGCGTCGCGGATCTCGTTCTGTGTTTCCTTATCGAGAAGATTAAGAGTCTGGATCAAGTTTTTAAGCGCGGCTGGCTCGACTTCGATCGAGTAGACGCCCTTCTTACTTGCCATTCCGTTTCTCCAAGATCTCTATAGCTGTAAGTATTTGCTCCGCTGTCTGCCACTCGCTCATCGGGATTTGAGTCGCGATGGC